CCCACATCAGAGAAAGTTGCGATAGGGTTGATTCTACCTTGATAAAGAGTGTCTCTATCTTCTTGAGTCAACTTAACTCTCGCTTTGATTGAGTTTACAAGACCTCTTGTGTAACCCGCCGAAGCGAACCAAGGGAATGCGATGTTATCTGTCAATGCCAAGTTTCTACAAACTTCACCTGTTGGTGGAAGATAGATTTGTGTGTTATTAACAGTATCTCTTGTAAGAATCCAAGGATAATAAGTCGCAGTGTAGTTAGAATCAATACCTGTGTTATCCAAGTTGTCAACCGCTTCTTGAGGATAAATAATATCCTGTGGATTTGTTGCATCAGGAGTAAACATTTGGTAATCAGGTGTAGTTGCAATGTAAACTGAGTCCGCTCTTGAGAATTGTACCATGTCGATAGCTTCTTCTACAAGGTTAGAGTTGTTTACATAATCAATACTTGATGTTGCAAATACGTTGATGTTGGTTGATTCAGGGTTAGCGAACGTCAAGATACCAAGTAAGTAAGCGTAGTAGTCGGTGTTTGCAAAATCCTGAGTATTATTTTGAACTACAATTCTCTTGAATAATCCATCACCAGTTGCATTTGGATATCTTGTTGAAGGCGACGCACCTGCCAAGAACCCTGTTGCTCCGATTTGAAATCTATCTTGATTAGTTCTGAATTCTCTATAAATGTCCCATCCATCAAAACCTCCAGCAAAACATATTGTATATTTTCTTGAGAAGATGAAGTAGTACGGGTTCTCTTGAGTTTCAGGATCTCTTGTAAAGTCAGCAACACCACATTCGAATGCTGTTTGACCACTTGTCATGAATGAGTTTGCGATTGTTACTACAGTCGCTCCTGAATCCATATGGAATCCTTTACTTAAATAGTTCCAAGTCGATCCCTCAACAGGTAGTGGAGATGAAACCCAGTTTAAAGGATTTTGTGTTCCTTTGTATTGTAAAAATGAATCATCGACACCAAATTGACTCGAGAAACCTAAATAACTTCTTCTAACTATGTCTCCTGAAGATTCAGTCACATCAGTCGGAGCTCCGAATGGAGGATTATAAATAACTTCACCTGGGAAGTAGTATTTTGTTTTGAAGATTGGAACTGGTGAAGGGTTAACAACAGAAGCATATTCCCTTTGAGTATATCCGTAGAAACCACAAGGGATTGCGTCGACAGGTGCTTCGTCAGCCATCTCAACCATAATGTAACGTGAAATTAACGCGTATTCTCCATCACTTGAACCAATTTTCTTAGCAACAAAATTATTGGACATTGGGTCCATGTTACAATTTGTAAACTTCTCAATTACAACAGGATTAGCATCAGTGTCGAAGAAATTTCTAACTAATACATCAAATGTCATATTGTTAAATGATAAGTTAGTGATAGACACTTTAACTTCTGTGTTTGCAGAATTACCATCAGAAATTGATATGAACTTGAATAAGTTATAAACCTTATTACCTCTAAGTTCAGATACTAAATAAGGTGTACTTGGTGACTTATATTGAGTTACGTTGTATGCAATTGATTGTGGGTCCTCACTTCTAGCTCCTTCAAGTGCAATTAAATCACAACTTAATCCACGAATATATCCTTGATTATAAGCGTATACCAAAGTAGATGGATAAATTTCTTCAACATATACAGGAACTTCATTTCTTGACTTTCCGAAATTATCAACACCTAATACTTTTGTAATGAACTTTGATGAAGAAGGGGACATAGATGTTTCAAAAGAGAAATTATCATTATCTTTAGTTACACCTGAAATTAAGAATGATTCAAAAGGAGATTGAGTTACACCTGAGTATTGTTCAGTACATACCAATTGTAAATCAGTTAATCCACTAACTTCATAAATTGGTCCGTGGTTATCACTTGTTGTACTGTTAGTATACAAAGATATACCTCTTGAACGTAAAGTAGCAACAACCATGTTGTTATATTCAGGATATGCAGTTCCTGAGTAAGTGTAAACACTACCAGATATAGTACCTGTGAATGTTGAAGATGCTCCTGAAGTTAAAGAAGAAACATAATAGAAAAATGAATATCCAGAATAAGCATTACCAGATGTGATATCAAAGTTAGCATAATACCATGGGTCGTTATCATCAGACGATAAGTCGTTAGTCGCGATATTAACAGTATCACAATTATATTCATTTATAACATTTGAATAAGTTGATGTTAAAGTATAAAAATCGCTTTCGGGAAGAACTCCGTAAACAACCGCGGTATTTGCCGATAACGATGGAGTATCCATGATATTGTCAAGGTTACTTGTAAAGTCTAACGCTAAAGTAGATGTACTACCATCAGATAATCTATACTGATTGTTAAAGTTTGCAAGAACTTGTGGAGGTAATGCTCCACCTGTAAATGTCACAGTATTTCCTGAAGATGACCCCGAGAAATTAGCTGTCCATGTTGTACCAGTAGCAGGATTAAGACCAACGGTTAATGGGTCAACATTTGCAGTTACCTTAATACTCCAAGATGGTCCAGCATCATAACCTGATAAACCTAAAATTCTTGTGACAAAAAGTTGATTAGATTGTTGTAAGTAAGACTTTGCAATATATGCCGCCTCATACTTAGGGATTTGTGTGTTTATAAATTTTGTAGGTTCAGTACCCCCAAAATATGATTGAAACTCATCGTAGTTCGTGATGAAGATAGGTTCGAATGCGGGACCTTTAATTGTTTCTCCCACTAAACCTAGTGTTGTCACACCCACACTTTGAGCTACAAAAGATAAGTCAGTTTCAGACGTATATACTCCAGGCGATACGTATACCTTTTGGTTTACTTGTGTTGTTTGAAAAAACATAGTTCAAAATTATTATTAGCAAATTTATTTTAATGATAAATATTCATATCTGAGTGAAAAAACTTGACTTTTAAATATCTATTTGTAAGGAGTATGAATTTATTCTACCTTTTTTCTACCTATGAAAACAACTAAAGAAATAAAGAATATCAAAATATCCCCTGAATCCCACGAGATATTAAAAAAGTACTGTGAGAAACGAGGTATAAAAATTTATAAGTTTTTGGAGAATCTTATAATTGAAACTTGTAAAGAGAAGAAAGATATCTATGGTGAGGGTTAAACTAACTGAGCCTCGAACTCGATGTTAGATTCTAAAGTGTTGTCAGTTTTGACAACATCAATTCTTAAAATATCATTTGTAGTGATTTGAATTTCTGAAACATCAGTGCCAAAATAATCACCATTTATATATACATCGAAACTATTAACATTGGTGGAACGAATCAAAGACATATTTGCCCTGAAATCAATAACCTCACTTAAAGTATTATTTCCAACTATGTATAAAAAGTTTCCTAAAAATTCATCAGGATTTTTAGGGAACTTTGGTCTTCTTCTTTTTAAGACTGTATTGTCCAACTCAATAATTTGAGAAACTCTAGCAATTGCTGGTTTGACTTCAAATTCCTCTTCATCAATCAAATAACCTAACATAGTGAAATCATAAGTCTGAATAAAATATTTTCTTGCATCGAGTTGCATTTGTGACTCGTCAGATATATTTTGTAGAACAATTGGAACATATTGACCTTTAATAAAAGTATATGCCTGTCTTGAAGAAAACTTTTGCATCACAATTTTATTGAGTTGATTAAGTTCTCTCATTCTATTACATACAATCTTTACACTATAATTAATATCAACAGGAACTGGTTGAGGTATTGTGTAAATGTCCATACCTTGTTCATTTCCATTCCAAGTTGGTACAGAAGCATAATAGAATTGTTTTCTGTTAGGTATAGTATATTGTAAAGACGGATTAGTTCCGAATTTAACTTCAGGTTGTCTTACCACAGTAATGAATGGTGGTTCAGGATTGAAATCTAAGTTGGTGAATAAAGCTGTCTCCACATATTGAGACCAATTTTGTGTTGTAATTATAATATCAACCATCGGAATAATTTTTCCAGCGGTTACAACTTTAAGATCTTCTTTGACAAAATCTAGCATACCCCTATCCAAATCAGCATGTAATACTGACTTTGGTAAATAAGTTCCATCTTTGTTTATAAACTCAAGAAGTTGTTCCCTTCTTGCATATAAAGTTTTCTTCGGAACTAAAGGTAATGTAGGTTTAACTTGTTTTGGTAATGGCATCTTTTTTTATTTTTTAGAATTATCATGTCCACATTTATGACACATGTAAGGGTCTTTACCACCTTCAGATAATTTCCAAGACCAACCACATTCATCACAAATAACTTTCTTTTTGGTGACCATTTCAATGATTCGAGCCAGCTGAGTTTCTCTAACAATAATTTTCATTATATTCCCCTAAATTCATTTTCACTAACATAAGTGGCAATAACAGTTCTATAGAAAGGTTTATATCCACCATATGTATGTTTAT